GCAAAGATGAGTCCAGTAGGACCAGACATTGGTTGAACACCAGCAAGGTCATATGCGACCAAGTTTGGCATTGAACGTCTAATCAGTGAGATTAGAACAGGATCGAAACCAGCTTGTGGTCCACCAGCATCAGCACTGGCACCAAAACCACCTTCTGCACCAGCAGCGTTAGCATGGTTTGTTGGAACTGCTTCATTGATCATTCCACCTTCTTGGAATGATGAAGTCTCTCTTAAAAATCTTTCTTGGTTTTCTAGCAGGACGGCTGTTACAGCTCGACGATGGGGATCTTTGATTTCTTCGCAACCTTCATGGTTAAGAAGAGGTGCCCACTTTTCCTGCAATGATTCTGATTGAAACATTTTGGGATTGCGTGTAAGTTAAAGTTTGTGTAATAGTAAAATCAGATACTACTTAAACTTAGATAGTGTCTTCAGATATGCTTCCATTGAACCAGTGTAAGATACTGGTGCAGCAGACTCACCCTCTGAGAGGGTCTCAGTTTTAGTAGTTGAAGTTTTTGAAGTGAAGTATCCTTCCTTCAATGTCTCCAATTTTTCACGATAAGTTTCTTCACTTTCAAACTCTACACTTTCAGCAAGTGAGGCGAGCTTTTCTTTCTGAGTGGCAGCAAGTCCATCAGAAACTGATTCAAAGATACCATCTGCAACCGACTCTGCGAGACGATTATTTAGATTGATATTCTTCTCAATTTGCTCATTGAGTTTGGTCTCCATATCATCAAGTTTTTCTACCATTGTCTCAAGGACATCATATTTATCGTCAGGGATTGATACATAATTTTCTTCAAAAAGACTCTTCATTCCAGAAAGGAATGATTCAGTCAACTCGGTCTTAAGTCCGTGTTCGATGGCGAGTTGGTTCTCATCCATCCACTCATCGGAAACGTACTCAAGGTAAGAATCTACACGTTCTTGAAGTGCTTCTTTCTCTGCAGCAACTTCTTCAACGAGTTTTTGCTCAAATTCTTCCTCAAGTGTCGTACGAACTTCAGAAACTTTTGCGTTTATGGCAGCTTCAAAGATTGTCTTTGCTTTTGCCTTAAACTCTTCGGTGAGTTCCTCGCCACCAAGTAGAGCATTAACATCATCTTCGATGTTAAGTTCTTCTACTTCAGTATCTTCCTTTTTCATTTTTTTCTTTTGATTAGGAGCACCTGCGAGGTCATCATCTTTTTTCATTTTCATTTCCTCTGCCTCAGGAGATTCCGCTTCGGCAACTACGTCACCCTCCACTTCTTCTTCCTCTTTTTTCATGTTGCCTTGCATTGGCATGGCAGCGACGCTACCCTTATTAACTACATCTCTAACTTGCTTTAGGGTTTTACCCGCTGGCTTTAGTTTCGCTGAATCATCATCAGGTTTGTAGTTTTCTGGTGTTGGTCCTCCAAGATCCTCAACATTTGGTGGAGTTCCACCTGTGGTTAAGGTCTGCATTGGATCTGCTGGTTTAGCATTTGCATTCACAGCAGTCTTGGATTGCTTAACGCCTACTTCCATTTCTTGTAAATCTCCACGAGACATTTGTAAACTCTCCGATTTCCTTTATTAAAATCTATATTTATTTAGATAAGTTATAAGTTTGATAAGAAATCATTAAACAAGTCAAGTTTTTTCTCGTCTAATGCTTTTTGATCAACTAACGTATTGATGGATTTATATGTTTTCTCTGCAAATTTTTCACGGAGAATACCACCATCCCATACCCAATCCTTTCCTTCCATAATACCCTCAACAAAAGCATCGGGTGCAGAAGGATCAGCGACTATATCAGCAGCAGTTGCTAACATAAAGTCATCACCGACAACATTGAATCCCTCACGAGTTGGTTTTAGTGAACCAATACCACGAGAAGATACGCCAAGTTTTACACCCTCTTCAATTAATGAGGATGCAATTTTACCCATTGGTGTGTTTAATATCTTTGCCTTACCAACAAAGTTATTACCACTTTCTTTCAATGACACTATTTTATGCGACACTCTATCGAGATTAACCGTTGGAGTATCTGGATGTCCTAATTCACCAAGTGCTCTACCTGAAGTAACATGATTCTCGTTGTAACGAGATACTTCACGACGAAGTGTTTCCATAGGATACATTCTACCATTACGGTTTTTTATGTTTCCTTGAAGAAAAACTCCTTCAATATACATGGATTTCTTGCCGTTACGATTTTCAACAAGAAATTCAACTGTTTCGATTTCTTCTCTAATGAGTTTCATTAGGCTGCACCTGTGGTTTGAACTTGGATTGCATGTATTGAGGCGTTTGAACCTTCACTTTTTGCTCCGATTCGAGCAGATGAGAATAATGTGACATCACTATTAGCTTCTGTGAAACTAAATGCAGTGCTAATACCGCTTGTATCAGCGTCAAGTGTTAACTTAGTTTGATGAGATCCATCAAAACTAGCAGTAGTGTCAACTGCTGTAACTTGTGAATGAACGATTTTAGTATTGTAATTACTTTCACTTGCACCTTTTAAAGTAACAAAATTTCCAACATTGAATGGAACTTGTTGACCCTCTGGGCAAGTTATAACACATCCATCTGCTTGTGAGATACCAACGACCTTACAGGATACTCTTGTTAATGCAAGAGTAGCAGATGAGTTTTGAGGAATAAGATAATCTGTATTTGCTGCAGTTGTTGTTACACCAACATCTTGAGAAATTTTTGCGTGTACCGCAGATCCCCTAGCAGTGATTCTTACAACAGAACTCTGTATGTGAAACGAAGTCGTTACACCAGGAAGAGCCCCTGCCAAACTCATACTAATTCCTGTGCCAACTGGTCTATGTGCCATTATACTTTTAAGTTCATTTACTAGTTATTTAGTATTTATTCTTCTGTCTCTTCTTCCTCAACTTCAGGTTCATCAACCTCAAGTTCGGCCTCAGTTTCAGTGTCAATCTCATCACCTATTTCAACATCTGTTTCCGCATCTACTTCTGTATCTACTTCATCTTCTACCTCATCTTCAGCATCACCAAAAAGAGAATCAGCAACAGCTGGACGGAAATCGTCAATTTTTGTCGCAGCCTTTGCATACAACATATCTTTTATTTTGTCAGATATTTGAGAAGCAGACTCATCCGCACCAATTAAGTCCATTAATTCATCCATTTTAATTTGTTTTCAAATGTTGACTATTTGTATTTATATCTCACCACCCTTGGGCATCTCAGGTGCTTCCGTTGCTGATCCATCAATTTCAGGTTCCATTACTGGTGCTCCCAAGTTTCCACCTACTCCTGCATCTAATGGTTGCCCAGTAGCTGGATCTATTTGCATTAATTTAGGATCTGGTATAGTTCCGTCTTTAATTTCTTTTTTAATTTGTGCGTCTTGTTCAAGAATCTCTTCATCAGTTTGACGCAAAATACTTCTTCTTACATAATCTTGAGAGAAATATTTACCAATATATGGTTCAACATTTTGAAGCTGTGTGATTCTTTCAGTCATTAACTCTGCATCTTTCAACTCTGCAAAGTGATTATCATATAAGAAATCATATTGAATATGCTCACTCATTATGTTCCAGTCTTCTGGAGTGCATATATTTTTGAGCAGTAATTGAGTTCTTAGCATGTCACTAAACATTGCTGAGAATCTCTTTCTCAAACGACCCACGAACTTACTAAATTTAACTTCGTCACGAAGTATTTCAGAAGAACGACCTAAATTAAATCCACCATCTCCTTCTATTCTAGAGATAGGAACATTTAGTGCCTTGTATAATTTCTTCTTGAAGTATTCGATGTCCGTGATCTCGCCAAGATTCTGTCCTCCAGGAAGAGTAGAAATTTCAGTTCCACGTCCTCCCTCTCTTCTAGGCAGCCAGAAATCTTCAAGCATTGCCATGTACTTCTTGTCATCTCGAACCTCCCCAGTGTTTGCATCGTAGACTAGTTTGTTACGATATCTCATCATCACGTCTCGGAGATATTGCTCTGCCTTGACTTTCGGTAGATTTCCTACATCAATATAGAAGATTCTTCTTTCTGGAGCACGAGATAATCTGTAGATAACCAGACTATCCTCAATCATTCTAAGTTGATTGAGTGCTTTAATTGCCTTATGAAGGTATGATAAAGTTGACCCTTTATTTCTATCAACTAATCCTGAAGTGCAATATGTAATCGAATCTTTAGCAAACTTAATTCCTGTGTTGCCACCCATAGATGATGGGTTTGCGGTAGGATAAGTTTGTTTTGGATTGTAAACAAAATACTCTTCAATTTCAGGAAACTCATAATCTGCTGGATTACCAGTGTTATAACTGGTTACATTATTAACTAAATTATCCTTTTTCTTTTTCTGTTGTCTAACATAACGCATCTTCATTGCGTCTATGTAACGCAATTCTTGAATACCTTCATGTGGTTTCTTTATGTCGATTACTTTATTGTAATATAATCGACCATCAACATACCAATTACGATAAATTTCATGAGATTTTTTACTAAAATCGAGAAGTTCTAAGATAAACTTAAATTCCTCCCTAACTTTCTTTTTAATCCCATCACTCGCATTTAAATGATCTAAATTTATCTCAATTGGACTATCATTTGTATCAGATACGAGAGCTTCATTTACGATATCTTCAATTGCACTATCACACTCAGGGTGTAATGACATTTCACGATATCTTTTAATTAATTCAAATTCAGTCCTGTAAACACCTTCAATATCTACGTATTGACCAAAAAAACCACTACTAGCAAAATAGTCATTCCCATCCGCTTGATTGGGCGGGACGGGAGTGACTATATCTTTAGATTGTGGTTCTGTGTCCTCTATCGAGAACCCAAATAATTTAGCCATAATTTATTTTATTAGCCCTATATTGGACTATTTATACTATCACATTACCTGTTTGATCAGAGGAAGTACCTTGTGAATTATCTGATCCAACGATCCAGTATTGAACTTGGAACGTAACAGTGTATTCTTCAATCGCATCTCCACTTTCATATGAAAGATCAATGGATGAAACTTCTGTTGGGAAGATACCATCAAAGTAATATGTTCTTAATGGTTCGAGAGCTGCTCCTCCACCACTTGCATCACCAGTCCCACTATTGGCATTTCCAAATCTACCCTCTGGAGATCTACCTAATTGATTAACAGTAGCATTTCCCATGTATGAATTTGGATTTGTTGCACCACTAGCATCACTTAATTTACTGATACCATTCATCCAACTTTCAAATGAGGATCTTAGTTTAAAGTCCTCATCATTAATGACAGTGACTGCCCAAGTATCAAATGTCCTATCACCAGCAACTTTTAATGTTCTTCCTCTAAAAGGAATTTCTACTGGAGCGATGTTAGAGGATGGAAGTGCTGCTGCCTTACAAAGAAATTGGAAGGTTTCATTATCCCACTCTGTAAATTTAAAGTCATTAATGTTGACTTCAAATAGATTGGGTCGAGCACCACCACCTTGAAGTTTACTTCTAAATTGTGTGATGGTTTTTAAACTGGCCATTGGTTAAATTCTCCGTTGTAATTAGTGCAGGTTTAGAAATTAAACTCTTCCAGTTACTTCCTCAAAACTGACACCAGTTCGAGTTGCAACGAAGGTTAGAGTAACAAAGTTAATTGATTTAGTTGGCTTCAAGAAGATGTCTGCCCTAAACTCATTATTATCAATGACACTAGGTGTGTTATTGGTTTCATCGCAAATGACTCTAAAGTCAACAAGACCTCTCTTCGATTGAACATCACGAAGGAATGGATCAACAACATTGATGAAGTTTGCACGAGTTATTTCATCATTAAATTCAAATAGTTGAGCGTTTGCAACATTCTCAAGTGCTTTTTCGACTGTTAAGAATAAACGACGAACGTTAATTCTATCAAATGCCGATGCAAAATTGAGAGCAGTTTTATCACCAAAGAGTAAAACACCAGTGCCAGGTAGATTAACTATAGAATTAATTCTTCCCTCATAGAGTTGATCTCTTTGTGATTTATTTGGATTGTATGCTAATTTGATAGCATTATTTAATATCCCTCTTTGTTGTCCTGCGGGTGAGAACCAAGGGAACTGTTCTATCTCCGTTCTAACCATAAGTCCTGCCACATCACCATTTGTTGGAATGTAACGGAATTGATTGTTAAAACGATCAAACATGTATTTGTAACCAGAGTCAAATACGGCGAATGATGAAGAACTTAATGGTGAGAAGAATTTAAGAACATTTGCAGTTTGATTTTCTGATTTAAGAACATCAACCACATTTGCTCTATGTGGAGATATGACTGCAACTGCGTCTTTTCTACCCTCTGCGATAGCAATTAATTTATTTGCTTTTGCTTGAGACTCATCTTCGGCAGTGCAACCTGGCCCCATGATTAAGTAATCAACTTCAATCTCATCTTTATTAGCAAATCGATCATATGCATCTGAAATAGAACCAAGAGTTGCCTTAAATTCTGTTCCACCAGCAGCAGAGTAGTTAACACCACCACCAAGACTATAGGATACATTTCCAATTCCACTAAAGATTCTTCCTCCAGCAGTCTGTCCCCAAAGTCCAGCTGCGGTTCCTAGTGCTGTAAAGGATTGTGATTTAACACCAGAGAATGTTGTGAATCCTGTTGCTCTTGGTTCTGTATTATGGAAGCTGTCTGCAGCAGATGATGGATTAAATCCTGCATACAAATACTGTGAACTCTGTGCCAAGAAATCTTTGTAGAATATTCTTGATGGAGAGTCAACCGCAGAAACTGCGTCGGATGCTTTCGATAAGAACAAATTCTTTTCAAGAATACTACCTTGAATACCTGTCACTGATCCAGTGTCATCAACAACTGCAATATGAAGTGCATCTCCACTACCACCTCTTTCTTCAGAATATCTGTTGGTGATTGGTTTTGATGCTATCTGACTCCAGAATATAGTTGAGTTCTCTAGACTCAATGTTTGACTATTATACCAGTCAGTTACTGTTCCAGCAGCACTAATTAATCCATTTCCTAATAAACCTGAACCACCGTCAGTATTAATACCAGAACTATTAACTGCAAATACAGTAGATCCTTTGGTAATTGATGATTGAGGATCAAATTCTGCATAATCAATCGCAGTTTCAGTTGCCCCTGCACCAGTTGTTTTAACTCTTGATACTATTTTAATATCAACTGTGCTTGATTCTGTTGTGCTTGAATCAGTTGCAACTCCAGTAACAATACCTTTTACGTATCCGTTAACTGTAGCAGTTGTTCCAACACCAACTTCAGTTCCACTATAAGCAACTGTAACACCAGCACCTATTGTAAATCCAAATCTAGAAAGATCATTGGTTGAGAATCCAACTGTTTGATCTGCTAAGTTATCAATAAAACAAACTTTTAATCCATTTGCCCATGTTCCAGGACTTTTAGCTGCGTATGTCCAACCACTTTGAACATCCGTATATTGAGCGTTGTAGTCATCAAAGTTTTTAATCTTTGCTGCGTTTGTGGATGCAATACCAACTCCACCAATGGGAGCACCAGCGTTTGCATTGTTTAGAGTTGCAGCATCTGCTCTAACTACTTTTAAAACACCACCATATGAAAGGAAAGATGACGCACTCATCCAATACTCATATTGCCTATCAGTTGATAATGGTTGCCCAAATGTATTAATTAGGTCTGCTTCTGTGGTGATTGTTACTGCCTCATCCACAGGACCAATTTCAAAAGGTCCAGCAATAGCACCTATATTTGACAATACATTATCAGCTCTTCCTACCGTTAGGTCAACCTCTCTGACTATTACACCAGGAGATAATTGAGGAGTCGCCATGCTTTTTTTCTCCGAAATTCTCAGTTTATCTTGAAATTATTTATTGAAAAACATATTTTCAATGGGGAAACATGCCGTGAACTTACCAGTCTGGATAATCCCAATCAGAAAAAGCATTTTGTTTTTTTCTTTTTTCTACAATTCTTTTAATTGTGCATACTTTACACTCATAAGAGTATGATGATGCCACTGGTCCTCTATCTTTTCTTGTTCTGTAAAATCCGTCTATTAAATTTTTCTCCTGACCACAAATTCTACATCTCCTATCTGATAGCAATAAATGACCTAACTTTAATTGCTTATCTAATTCCATTAAGACAAATACTCCCACATGTATGATTTATCTCCATACTCATCTGCTTTAAACCATCTATCACCTTCAGCATCCACAAAACTATCCTCCTCTAATCCGTCATCCATGAAACCAAAGGGAGCCATATCTTGTTCAATTGCATTTCTTTGCTCCTCATATAATCTCTTTCTAACGTCTTGATCAGTCAATTCTTTAAAATAATCTTGTGCCACTAACCATGCGTATATTACCAAACACATCGCAAGATCATCATTACATCCTTCCTCTGCTTCAAAAGAATTACTTTTTTGAATAAATGTTGTCAGTTCTTGCAATATTTCATAATCAGTAAATAATAATTTATTTTCTTCTATTAGGGTTTTTAAGTTAAGAGCACCAACTTTCTTAACCGTCTTGGACATCTTAACACCAAGTTGTGTTTTCTTACCTGAGAATCCTTGACCAACTATTTGACCTGCTCTACCCCTCATGGAGCACATAAGAAGATTTTTATATTCTAAATCAAAATTTAATATGGATGCCACTTGATCACCAACATCATTTACCTCACATAATAAAAACGCATCATTATATTTTTTACCAACATCCTCAATAATACTTGGAAATAACATTGGTTTGATTTCATTATTTCTATATTTGGCCACCACAGAATGAGGAAACTCTGAAATGTCAATAACAACAAAAGCTGAATAATCATTTCCAACACCTCTTGCTACGTCAACAGTGATTACGTAATCTTTTCCCTTCTGAGGATCCACATAAACATCTAAACCTGCATTTGATATGCTTGGTTGTTCAAAAATAAGAGATCTTAATTTACTTGGTGCGATAAGTGTATCAACAGATCCTAAGAATTCGCATTCAAACTCAATCTTAAACTGTTGCTCAGATGTATTAGCAATTGTTTGCTCCTTCCATGCTTCATCTCTGCCAGGCACTTCTGACCAATGAACGTCTGTTGGAACGTAATCATTTTTTCCTTTCTCCGCATCATGCCACATACGGTAGAAATGATTCATACCATGTGGGGTTGATACTATGATTACTTTAGTTTTCTTACCAGAAGTAATAGTAGGGTAAACACTAGCAAAGAAAGAGTCAGCGATGTGATTGGGAACAAAAGCAAATTCATCCAAGAATAAGATATTGAAAGACATACCCCTAACAGCACTAGCAGAGGTAGATGCAGCCAAGATTTTTGAACCATTTTCCAACTCCAATGAACCTTTATTCCATGCTATTATACCTTGTTGCATCCACTTTGGTAAATTCTCATACGCAGTTTGTAAACGACCAAGAAGTTCTCTAGCAGTTGCAGCTTTGTTAGCAAGGATACCAATATTTACACTGTCATTAAAAACAGCATAGTGTAGAAGATAAGAAACCACAGTAGTTGACTTACCAGTTTGTCGTGGCATCTTACAAATATTAAATCTTTTTTCATGAAAATTGTTAATTAATTTTTCTTGAAAATGATAAGGTTCAAAAGGAACCAAACCTTCATCAAGACTAACAATTTTTACATATTTTTTTGCAAAATAAACTGGATCATTTTTACAAGCCATGAACTCAAGAATTTGATCTTGAGTGAATTCAATTTTGGTATTTGCTTTTTTTAAATTAGGATTACCTAAGTAAACACCTTCAGTCATAGTAACCTCTTACATCATTTCATATTTGCCAAATTTTTTATCGTGATCCCTAGTTTTTTGTTGTAGTTCTAATATTCTTTGTAAATTTTCTATTTTCTTTTCTAAACTTTTAATTTCTTCCTCCTGTATAGAGGAGTGGTTCTCCTGGTTCATAATCGGAAACTTGGTAAGACCAGAGTTTAGATCCTGGATACACTTTTACCACTTGATCCAGAACGTCTCTGCGTGAGGGGCGTTTGACTTGGGGGAAGAACATTTTAATCATGTAATTCTTTCCTCTCCATGCCAAATATACATCTATAATATTTCCTGTTCTTCTTGGTATCATTGTAGATTCGCTTACTCCTCCACCGCCATTGCCACCACCATTACCACCGTTACCGCCATTAGAATGACCGTTACTAGTTCCATTACCGTTACCATTGCCATTGCCATTGCCATTTTTTCCATTACCATTCTTTTTCCCATTTGAGGGTCTAAGAAATCCACCTAATCCAACCCTATAACCCTTAGGTATAGGTTTGCATTTTTTCATATCATGACAGTAATATTCACCTGGAGGGCACTTTTTCATGAAAAAATAAAATCTACCTTATTATTTATGATTTTATTGCACTAAAGATAACTTTAAATGTCGTTGAGTCTGATGAGTCGGGAAAACCAAGAAGTCTAAGATCTCCACTATTGATGTCAGCTGAAAAAGTAGCGATGCCAACATCGGGTTGATTTACGTTACCATACTCTGTCATATACGCAGTTGTTCCATCATGAATTACTTTTATCATCGCTGAATTATAACTAGTTCCTTTCACTACTTGAACTTGGTAATCAACTGATTGAAAATCTGCAGCTGTCAACGTTACCAAGGCAGCAGCACCAGTTGAAGTAGTTGTTCTAATGCCAGAACTAACTTTGGCATTAGGCATACTTAATTGACTAATGTTTGTTGGGCCGACTATGTATGGCATTGGTTTACGTTGCAGTTTCTAAAATACTTAATATACATTTCAAAGTTGAGTTTGCACCAGCAGAGATCTTTATAGAATCATTTGTTTCTAAAACTAATTTTCCACTCATGGGAACAAAAGCATCACTTGTTGGAACATTTGCTCCTTTTATTATTTCAGTTTCAGTGCTAGATCTTACATGTTTCATAGTTACAGTGGTATCGGAAGATCCATAATTAGCAACATGTGCATAAAGAACAATGGCAGTATATCCTGTTGGAGCAGTATACATGGTCTGCTCAGAGGTTGTTAATTCAAGAGTCTCGGTTTGAAATCTATTAAGTGCTAATTGTGCCATCTTAACTTAGTGCTAGGATAAATGGTGTCATTTCTGAGAATAGACTTTTACTAAATGATCTTCCACTAATTGTACCAGTTGTTTGGTTAATTTGAAGTTCATCACCTATTCTAAAATTACCCGACTGATCGGTGCTTGTGTAAACTACATTTCCACCATTTGTAGTCACAACTTCATTTTCTTGGATTGTCACTCCACCTCTTTTTGGAGTCGCTAATGTAATTGTATTACCAGATCCAATATATTCAAATGTATGAGAACTAGCCACTATTTTACTTTGTTGGAAGAAAAATGTAGTTGAACCAACACCCACCGTGTTGATCAAGTTC